CCACGTCATGTCGATATCATCGACCTTGCCCTTCAGGACGGTGCGCCAAGCAATCTCGCCCTCTTCCGGCTCCCGGCCCATCTGGACTTCGACATCGACCTTATCTTGGGCGAGCCACCACGAAGGGCCTTTGGCTCCGACGAACCAAAGGGCGAAAGTCATGTCGAAGGTATCGGCATGGAAGTAGTTGTTTTTGCGAACATTGGCGGCCTTCAGGCCGGGCAGTTCTTCGCCGTTGATCAGAACGCGAGCGCGCGGGCGACGGAGGGCTGACCCCCGCCCCTGCACAACGATTGAATCAAGCTGACTTGTGGTCCCATCCATCCAATATTTAGGTGGACGCGACCGTTGGGGCGTTCGCGTCACGCTCGGGGATTTTGACGTTCGTCGGCGCCCGGACCACGGCATCAAAGAAGCCGTTGGCTTCCATGATCCGCGCCCATTGACGGGCATCCCCGAGTTCTTTGGCGGCGATGCGGGACACGCTGGTCCCCGAGACAGTGACGGTCTTCATTTTAGGCGACTTTCGTATAGTGGGCGAAATCACCGAACAGGACGCGGGCCGCGCCTTGATAGGCGGCTGCGGCTTCCTGTTTAGTGTTGAACGATCCGAGACGACGGTTCTTCTTGTTGAACATCAAGAATGCGATCCACTTTTTGGTGCGCTTGCACCAAGAGACGCCCTTGAAGCCCGACTTGTTGTTTTTTTGAGCCGCGCTGTTCCACATATTCTCGCTTCCGGTTGCTTCGCGAAGATTCTTGATCGCGTTGTTCGCCCGTTTGCGGTCCTTGTGGTCGATCTGATCTTTCGGCCATACGCCGTGGACGTAAAACCACGCCAGTCGATGTGCCTTATAGATTTTGCGCTTCACGCAGATGTTGATGTAGCCTTCGCTGGTGACGTTTCCGGCTACGCGGCCCTTAAAATTGGTTTTCAGCCAGATGAACTTTCCCGTATTTTCGTCGTAGGAAAGATATTCTTTTAGCTCTTGTTGTGTGATAGTATTGTTCATTGATGTGCTCTCCTTTATTGCTTGAGCACATCTATTTATCTGCCAGTTCGATTTAGGCGTGTATTAGGGCGTTTTTGTCAGAATCCAGTAAGTCCTCTGACATTGACGATGGCACGACCGACATATCCGCCTGTCGCGCCAAGCTGCGCGAGGCGTTCGAAAGCGTTCGAAGCCCGCTCAAGATCGTTGATGGTGTTGCTGGTGTTCTCGGTGATCGAGCCGATTGACCCGATGGCGCCGATGACGCCGTTGGCGTCGGCCATGGCATTGTCGATCTGATGCTTGGCGGCGTTCAAACCGTTCCACACACCGACGATCTGGGCCGTGCCGCTGCGGACCTGCTGCGCGGTTTTCAGGACGCCCGAGAGGCTGTCCCTGATGCCTGTCAGACCGGTTGGAGCCGAGACGCCCACGGCGTTGCCCAAGTCTGTCGTAGCCGCCTGTAGAGCCGATCCTTGGACCGCTTCAGTGACAGCCGTTTCGAGGACGCAGACGGTGATGGCGTAGGCGATTTGGAACGCCGACTTTTCATCGAACTGGACATCCTCAATCACCACGTCGAGCGCGGTGTTGCCCCATGTCAGGGTATAGTTTCGGCCTGACGCGGCCATGCGCTTCAGCGTGTCTCGACGGTCTTCAGCGTCAGCGGACAGCAGGATTCCGTCCCATTTGATCGGGTCGTAGCTGGCACCCATCGCGTCCACGACGCGGCGACCGCCGATCAGGGTGTGCGTCACCGTGATCTGCTTGATGCCGTGCTGAATGTTCTCTGGCACTTCGAAGGCTGTGAAGTGGAAATCGCCGAGGCTCATGGGCGACGAAGCCGTTGGCGCCTGTTGCGCGGCGCCGCCGGTGGACGCAGGGACAAAATCGGCAATGGCCGGAACAGTGATCTGCGTTCCGGCGAGGAAGGAAGAGATAGACATCAGGCGAAGCTTTCCGCCCCGGACCAAGACAGACCGGGGTCGCCACCGGTCGGGCCGGTGTTGTGTCGATTATTCGAAGCAAGGTGGCGGTCCACCTGCGTTGCGATAGCGCGACCGTCCATGTTGACGGTCGTATGGATGACTTGTCCGCCGCCATTGCGCGGGGGCGGGCCGACGTAGCTGGATGGACGCAGGACGCCCGCCGCATCGGGCACGCCTCCCCTGCCCCGCATAGTGTTGCCGGGGATACTCTGGTTGCGTTCCTGCTGTTCAGCCGTTGCCGCCGGGGTGCCAGCCATCTGGTTCTTGATCCAGTCACCAAGGCCCGTGAACAGACGCTTGATGCCGTCCCAAAGGGCCGACCGCACGCTGTCGATGATACCCTTCAGCACGGCGATGCGTTCAGCCATCCACGTCACGAAGCCGCCGATCCAACGACCGATGGTGTCGCGGATTTCCGTGAATTTGCGGACCACGAAGAGGCCGATGGCCTTCCAGTCGAGCGTCATCAGCCATGCAGCCGCAGCCACGACGGCGGCGACGGCGGCTGCGATAGCCAGACCGGTCCCGACAATCGGGAAGGTGATCGCAAGGATCGCAACGCCGACGATAGCCAGCACCACCCCGAAGGCGGCCAACGCCACGCCGAAGATGAAGAGGCCCTTCACGATGTTGCCTACGGCTTCCGGGTTCGCCTCTGCCCATGTGGTGATCATGGTGATCGCCATGGTCAGGTTCTGGATCAGCGGGATCAGGGCTGGGCCAGCGGCTTCGCCCAATGCTGCTTTCAGGTCGCCCCATGCGGTTCCGAGGGCGGCTTGGTTCGCCGCCGGGCTGTTCTTCAGGTGGGTCGAATAGGGGTCCACGCCTTCAGCGTTGCGGATGTTCTTCACATCGCGCTCCCACGTCCCGTCGATCATCCCGAAGGCAGTTTCAGACAGGAAGCCCTTGGCGCGGCGGTCCAGCTTCAGCGGACTGATGAAGTTCATCATCGCATCCTTCTTCTGCTGTGCGCTGGCGTCGGCTCCGATCCCCTGCGACTTGAAGGCGGCTGGCATCAGCACGTCGCGGACCCATCCAGCCGGGTCCGACTGGAACTGGTCAGTGCCCTTCAGCGCGCCACGATCCAGCACGAACGATCCCGCGCCGACGTTGCGGACCATGTTCGGATCAACCAGACCCGCGCCGACAAGCTGGTTCACAGCCCCGCGCTTCATCGAGCCGCCAATCAGGTTTTGGAAGGTCGTCATCAGGGCCGTGCCGACCTTTTCGGCGCCCATGCCTTCCATCAGCGGAGCCAAGTTGCGGTAGCCGTCTTGGGTCAGCCCCTTGTTGGCGATGCCCGCACCACGCGCGAACAGGTATTGGTCGTTCAGGGTGACGCGACCGTTGGTGTAGGTCGAAATCGCGTTCATCAAGCGCAGTTCGCTTTGGAACTTCGCAACGTCGAGGCCGCCGTTGGCCGAGATTGCCCGGCCACCGAGGTCAACGGCCTTGGCCGCATTGTTGAAGCCTTTGCCTTCCGGGTCCGCGTCGCGGTTTTGGAAACGGTAGGCCGCGAAAGCTTGCATGTATGGGCGTGACGCACGGATCGCTTCATTCGGATCACCGAAGACCGAGTGAAGGTCGTTCATAAGTCCAACCCGTTCGTGAGACGCGACCCCGAGAGCCGAGGTCCGCAGGATGCGGGCTTGCTTGACGTAGCGGGCTGCGATGTCCGGGGCGATACCGGCGGTCAGCAGTCGGGTCTTGGCGGCGTTCAGGTCATTGGCGGCGTTGCTGATCGCCAGCGCGCCCTTGGCCATGCCGATGCCAGCAGCAGCCGCGCCGACGCCGATGGCGGCCAGCCCGAGGCCAGCCGACTGCATCTTCGTCAAGCTCGACGTGACCGTGCCGATCTTGCTGTTCAGGTTGCCCATGCGGCCGATGATCGGGCCGAGGGCCGCGAACAATCCGCCGGTCAGGCCGATGTGGACGTTGATGCCGTAGACGTTCATCGGATCAGGCTCCCGATGATGTAGGCGGCGACCAGTTCCTGACCGATCTTATCTACGACCTCTTGTTCCTTGGTGTAGGCGGCGCCCCCGAGGAACGAACGCGCCGGTAGGTCTTCGCCGTCACCGAGTTCTTGAGCCTTGGCGACCGGGCTGTCCGACCCGATGTTGGCTTCGAAAGGCGAGGCGTTCCATTCGAGGCTCTCGCGCATTTCGCCAGTGCGAAGCAGCGGCTCGCTGGCCGAGTAGCCTTGGCGGACACGCTCTTCGATAGTGGACGGGGCCAGCGTGGGCCAAGCAGCGAAAGGACCAGCATCGGCCTGATAGGTTCCGATACGGTCCTGCGCTTCTTCGTGGACGATCTTGGCGCCTTCACTCAACGCATGCTGCTGCGCGATCAGGGCACCGCCCTGAATCGCTGCGAGTTTAGCGGCAAAGCCGAGTAGAGTTCCCATTTAGTCCTTTTGCTTCCAACGCTTGCTTGACCAATCGAACTCGCCGCCTTCCAGTTCTCCGAAGATCAGTTCGAAGGCGAGTAGTTCAACGGGGTCCAACTCCATTGCTTCTTGATAGGGAACGCCGTTCCTGACGCAGTTCAGGGCTGCGCGAAGCTCGGCGTTCCCGGTTAGTTTTTTGCCGCAGACCAGACATCATCTTGGTTTTGCGGCGCGAGGCTTTCAGCCCAACGGGCGACGGCTTCCATGCCCGCGTCGTCCAGACGGCCGATCAGGGATTCCACCTGATCGACGGACTTCGGGAACTGCATGGGGGTGTCGTCAATCTGGCGAACCGAGGCGGCCAGCGTGGCGTAGATCATATAAGGCTGGTTGGACGCGGCATCGCCACAGGCGCGGGTCAGCTTCGCGCCTTCGAGCGTGTTCAGCTTCTTGATATGAAGCTCGCGACCGTCAGAGTCTTTAACGACAGTGATATTGGAGGATGCGACGGCAACTGCGGTCGGAGTCTTGTCAGTCATTTGTGTATACCTTTTCCGGGGCTAATTATTAGTGCGACGCGACACAGCAAGCCGCACCAGTATTTAGCGAGGACATGCTGTGCCGCGTCTGTTGTCCCCGGAGAAGGACACTCGTATTTAGGGGTAGACACCTGTAAATCGGCGCCATATCTTAAATAACACTATGGTCAGGAAGCTGGTTTACATCGCAGGGGCTATCGGCGTTTTGGTCGGAGGGATCACCCTCGCGACTATCTCGCAGCCCCACAAATTCACCTCGGTTCAAGACCCCAGAGGGCCGATCACTGCGCCGCTTGCCCCGGCCAATCCCCAACAACCCGAGGCGGGCAAGGATATGCCCGGCTGGTGGTATGATCCGGCTGGCATCCGCTGCGCCGGTCCCCAATGCGACTGAACGACTGTTAGGGCTTCTTCGAAGGCTTCACGTCCAGCCTTGCGCCATTGTCGTTGGCGATGCGGACACGCGATTCAGCCGCATATTTCTCGCTCAACTCGATACCGACAAAGTTCCGACCTTCACGTTTAGCCGCGACGCCAGTTGACCCCGAGCCGCTGAACGGGTCGAGGATGTTAGTGTGTTCGGGCTTCAGAGCCGCGATCAACATTTGAGGGAGTTCGACAGGGAACGGCGCCGGGTGGGGCTTGCCGTGGTCTTTGCCCATGCGAAATACCGTTTTCAGGCCGTGGCTCTTTCTGAACGCGAATTTCGGCTTCGCGAAAATGTAAACCACTTCGTGAATCGGCGTCGCGAAAGTGTGGTTGAAGCAATGGCTGGAGCCACGGTCCCAATAGAGCGTCTGACGATGCGGAAGGCCGGGGTTCAGATCGTGAGGCGTTTGCAGGACGCCAGCCTGAACGCGCTCATGGTGCTGGTAGAAAATCGCGCCATCATCAGCGAGCAATCGCCAGCACTCGCTCAAAATTTCCTTCTGCCAACGGACGTAATCGGCGCGAGGCATTGCGTCATCGAAGGTGTCGTAGCCGTCAGCCAGCTTGGCGCCGGTCCACTTCCCCGTCTTGCCCGAACCCTTGATCCCACCGCCCGTGGACGTTCCAAGATTGTAGGGAGGGCTGCCCATGATTGCGTGGAAAGAGCCATCAGCCATATCACGCATAGCGTTCAAGCAGTCGTCGTTGATGACAAGCGAAGTCGGAGAGATATTATCGTTAGACACGGAGTATTTATTACCCGCGTCAGGATGGTTATCATTGTCGCTCAAATAGCTCTCCATGAATGCTTTCTATTGAAAGCCTCTCATGGATTCGGTCTTCGTCAACCGTATTTGCTGGCGTTTACTGAAAGTCTCAAGGTATTACTTTCAGCGCGCAAAGATGGTCTCACAGATCGGCTCGGCGTCAACCAAATTTCAGTCGCTGGTTTCGTTGCCCCGACCCCGTGAACGCAAAGGGCGCCGGATCACTCCGACGCCCTTTTGATTTGGCAATCCCGGCTGGATTCGAACCAGCGTTGAGGTTTCCCCGACGCCCCGGATAACCGGGGCCGCTGTCAGCCACTGAAGCTACGGGAGTGTGATCACTTCACTTCGCGGGTCTGCGCCTTGAAGCTGATCTTCTGTTTGACTTCCTTGTCGGCTGCATAGGTGCCGCCGTCGTCCATCTTCAGCGAAACGCCGGTGAACTTATAGATCGTCTGACCGCCACCAGCTTCGTCAATGTAGCCGAAGAGCGTGGCGTTCAGCAGCGTGCCCGAATTGTTGAACGTCGTTTCCATGGCCGCGAAGAGGCGGTCCAGTTCGGCGTTCTTGCGGTAGACCTCAAAGCTGCCCGACCAGCCCTTCGGGATTTCACCGAAGAGTTGGAGGCCGCGAACCGGATCGACGTTGACCGCAGCAGTTTCCTGCTTCTGGTCAAAGCCCGTGCAATTTTCGAGGTCGAAGGTCTGGTTGCCGACTTGAAGCTTGAAGGCTCCGTCGCGACCGATGCTGAAAGAGTTGGAACCGTTAGAGACTGGCATGATCCTGTCCTTTTCTTATTGTTGTTAGCGGACGAGGACGACGGTCTGACCGCCTTCGACGTTGATCGTGAGGTAGCGCGTGATCGACTGGAATCGGACCTGCACATCGACTTGCAGATAGCCAAGGCTGGTGCGCGATTGCGGGTTGTTCGACTTGTCGCACTGGACGACGTAGGGCGGATTGCCGTCTTCGTCGTTCGACAGGATGCCAGCCGAGACGCAGTTGCCAAGGAAGGTATCAAGACGGGTCGTGACGTTGCGGAACGTGTCCGCGTTGATCACGCCACCGATTTCGCTGCCCATGCCGGAATCGACCGTCGAGGCGAGATAGTCCATGACGCGGGCGTAGTTGTCGCCGTTGGTGTCGGGGTTGGATGACGTGTTCACGCCGCCCGCGACCGACCAGTAATTGCCGCCCGGCGAGGGGAAGCAGATCACGTCGATGCCGTTGCGGAACATGTCCGCCTTTTCGGCGCGGCTGTATTGCGATGCCGACCCTTGGGCCAGACCCGACTTCTGCGATCCGAGGATGCCAGCCAGCGGCTTGTTGAGGGCCGATTGCTCGGGCGACATGCCGACCAGCTTGCCAGCGTCGAACGCGGCCGGGCTGACCAGACGGGTGACGCCATTGGTCAGGTCGCGCCAGTAGATGTGGTCACCAAGCAGGTAGTGCACCCATGCGCTGTCGATGCTGGCCTTGGCCGTCTTGGCTTGAGCGATGGTCTGACCGGCGGGGCCAGCGACCACCATGACGGTGCCCTCTTCGCGGCCGAATGCCTCGATGCTGGCGAGAGCCGAACCGTCGATGTCAGCGAGGACAGCAACAGCCGCAGCAGTATCGCGAAGCTGATACATGCCGGTGCGCGATGCGCCGTCCGTGCCGATCAGGTCAGCAGCAGCAGTCGTGCCGTCAGCACCGCCAGTGAAGGCTTGAGCCGTCGCGGTCAGAGCCGGGATCGCGGTGGGAGTGCCACCGGCGGAAGCGATGACCAAATCCGAAGCGGCGCGGACACCGGCGCCCGTGTTGATCGCGGCGATCAGGGCGGGCCAGAACTCGGCCACGACGTTCGACAGGTTGTCATATTCTTCGACCTTGGACAGCTTGCCCGAGGACAGGACGGCGCGGACGGTGTTGGCCTTGGAACCAGCCGTGAAGCGGATGGTCAGGTCGTTGCCGAGTGAACCGACATACTTGCCGGTCAGGGTTGCGCCCGAGGGGCCAGCAGTCGCGGCAACAGCGCAGGTGGCTGCGGCGGCGCCGGTGCCAGCAGCACGAACGACGATGAAGCTTTCAGCAGCTTGAGCGGCGGCGACGGCGCAAACCGTGCCAGCGTCAAACTGACGGTTCATCACCGGGCCGAAGGTGGCCAGATAGCCAGCCAGATCGCAGGTGACGGGGACGTTGACCGGTCCCCAAGAAGCCGAACCGACGACACCGAGGACGTTGGTAGGAACGCCATTCAGAGAGCGGGCACGCGGCTTGCGGATCGTGGTGTAAACACCGGGAACGCCAAGAGCGTTCATGTTCAGAGTGCCTTCGAGGACAATCATTAGACAGTTTCCTTCTGTTCTTCTTGTTTTTGGGCGGCGGCTTTACGGGCCTTTGCCTTCTTGACCGCCACCACGAACATCGGGCGCGTTTCTTGGTATTCGGCGACAAGCTTCGGATCGGTGATGTGGTCACCGGCCTTGAAGTCATCGAAATCGGTTAGAACAACCAGTTCAAACATTGATGATCCTTTCAATCGTGATAGGTCCATCCGGGTGGAACTGGCCGACCAACTTTCCACTACTATTTAGACCAGCAAACAAAACGCCCGGCACTTGCTCGACGGCATTTGTGGGATATTCGACTTCCCATCGCTCAACGCGCTTGAAGACGCCAGCCTTGGCCGTCGCGTCGTCAGTCCAGACGTTCAGATATTTCGGTGCGTTGGTGACGCCGTATTCCAGTTCGAACCGGCGGACCTGCATCAGCGTCGGGCTGATCAGACGGCCGATAGCGTCGCGGATCGCGGGCGTGGGCGCATAGATCGCAATGCGGAAGGCTTGGACCTGACGCGCCACTTCGACGCTGGTGAAACTGTCCGAGACGACACCGGCGATCAGCTTGTGGCCGCCGGGCACATAGATTTGGTTCATCGACACTTGGGCGCCGTTGATCTGGCTGGCGAGGCTCTGTGCAACGACGGAAGCCGTCTCGCCGCCAACGCAGCGGTAGGCATAGCCCGTGCTTCCGACGCCGATGCCGACAACCTGCCCGGCTGTGGCGATGCCGTTGATCATCACCGTGGGATCGGTGACTTGGACAGACATCGTGATCGGCACGGTGCGGGTGATGACAGGGGGAGAACGCAGCGGCTTCAGGATGCGGGTCATGCCCGATTCCGGGCCAACCACGATCAGGACGCGACCGGCGGTCATGTCGTCGTTGATGGCGTCAGAGACAGGGAAGCCGCGTTTGATGCGGATTTCGACGGTCTGTCCCTTGGTGTTCGTGATCCCGCGCGTGTTCGGACGGGCGACCGGCGGATTGGCGATCATGCCCGAGCCGGTCAGAGCCTCCCCGAGGCTGGCGACAAATGCGTTCTCGATGTCGGAAAGGTCGATCATGGCGTCACCAGCCCGCAGGTCATGCGCCAGCCGAGTTCAGTCAGTTCAGGGGACGAAATCACCCACTCGGTGCCGTCATCGAGACGCAGCCGATCATGGGTCCGCACGTCGCCGGTGTTGAAGAAAGGCATCAGCACGTCAAACCATGGCACGCGGGTATCCAGCGGCCCGTTCAGCACCGACCGTTCGCCCTTCGTGTCTTCGAGGAACGACACCGGCCATCCCGTCAGGGTGTCCGTGTGCGTGCCCTCGGTGGCGGGATAATAGGGATCGTGCTGGCCAGAGCCGGGGCGAAAAATCGAGGCGACGGCGTTGCATTTCACGGCCATCGTCGGCGCGATGTCCTGCATCGACGCGATGAACCACGTCCCGTTGTCGCCAACGAAATAGTCACCGACCTCGACGGTCGTGCGGTCCACCGCAGCAAACCAGATCGGTTTGCCGTAGAGGGCCACGCGCTGAACGCTGAAGTCCGATTTGGGGTCGAACAAGCAGTTCAGATCACCGACCTTGTTCTGATCTGAAATGGGGTTGAAGGCCGTAGACGCACGGTATTGGGCATAGGGGCGCCCGAGCTTGCGAGCGATCTTGCCATATCCGCGATCAAGCTTCGGCTGTGCCGAGACGCGATCCATTCAGACCACCCAATGCACGCCGCCGGTGCGGAGGCCGGGGCCGGGCTTCAACTGAAGGAACTGGCAAAGACGCTTGCGCCATGCGTCATACAGAGCGGTGCGCTCTGCGATTTCGGTCTTGTTGCGCTTCAGCGGGCCAAGCACGTCGTCTTCGAGATTGTCAGCAGCAGTAAGGATCGCATCTTCGAGGCCCTTCAGAGCCTTAAGATATTTGCGGACCTGAACGCCCTCTTCCTCGGTCAGAAGGCCCATGCGGTATTCCAGCACGCCTTCGTCATTGACCAACACGCCGAACAGCATGCTGTTCATGTCGGTGCCACGGGGCGGATAGCCCATGAACCGGCGAATGTCGGTCTTTTCGGAGTCGGTGAATACTGCTGCGCTCATAGCAGTATTTATCCGGCTGGCCCGATTGACCGGCCAAAAGAAAGGCCGGTGAGTTTCCCCACCGGCCCTTCTGTGTCTGCGCTTCCGCGAAACTCTTACGAGTGTTGAGGATGATCGCGCGCTTCAGCGCACGACCGTTCGCGGTCGGGATGTTGGCCGAGGTAGCCAGCGCGTCCACCGGGGCTGCGAAGCCGCCGATGTAGGTCCATGCTTGGCTGATCCAGCCACCCAGAACGTCCAACGGAGCGCGGACGATTTGAGCCACGCCGTTTTCGAACGTGATGTAGTGGGCGCCACGGAACTGGTCTTGGTTGGCGTAGGCGTTGTTCGTGTAGACGCCTTCGACCAGCGTGTCGGCGCCAACGAGGATGGAGCGGTAAACCGAGCCATTCTTGATCGCCATGTTGGTCTTGACGAAGCGGACGCCAAGGGCGCGCTCGATTTCGCCGTCCTTCCATTCGTCCGAGGTGTTCGAACCGGTGTGGAACGCTTGGAAGAGCGGGTCAGCATACAGACCGGGCATAGCTTCCGGGTGGACGAACATCACATACGGGCCGGGGACCGCGTTGGCTTCCATCTTGGCCTTGGCTGCGAGGATCGCAGAAGCCGACAGGAAGTCGGTGGCGACCAGAGCCGATGCCGACGCCTTGTTGCCCGGACGGAGGATCAGGCCAGCGGTTTCACCGACGACCGGACGACCGGCGGTGCCGTTGGCGACCGAGACGCTGGTGGCGAACTTGATGGTGCCTTCGGTGCCCGTGGTCGGGGTGACGGTCAGGACGGTGTAAACCGAGTCACCAACCTTGACGGCTTGACCGGCTTCGAAGCCAGCGACGTTCAGGACGGTGATGGTGTCGCCAGCGGAACCGAGGGTCGTTTTGACTTCGGTGTTGGCCGCGCCGTATGCGCCGAAGAGGGCGTTGCGAGCCAGAGCGTCAACCGAGGCTTCCGACTGAAGGGCCATGTTGCGGGCGTTCTTCAGGAAGGTGGACGAAATGGCGACGGAATCCATCGTCAGTTCGGTCTTGGCCAGATCGCCGTAGCGATTGATGGTCAGACGGTATTGCTCGACGTTGCCGTTCGAAGCGGTCATGCCGCTGTTCAGGTCATCGGGACCAGCGTTCGGGATCGGGTCAGTCTTGATCGGGCGCAGACCATCGCGGGTCTTGATGATCGTTTCGCCGATGCCAGCCGAGAACGGGACACGTTCAGCGATGGAGCGGAAGCCGAGCTTCGGCTTGAGGGCTTCCTGAATAACGCGATCCAGAGTGCCGTTTTGCACCAGCACCTGAAGGCTGGCGGGCAGTTGATTGAGAGCCATTTGTAGTTTCTTTCCGCCCTCTCTTCGGAGGGCTTGGGTCGTCTTTTAGGTTGGCCCGAGGGCCGTCCGTCACAGTCCGAGCTTGCGCTTTTCGGCTTCCCACTCGGCTGCGGACATGTCCTTGACCGAGGGGGCCGTGATGTCCGCCTTGGGCATCTTCACGGTCGATGACGTGCTTGCTGATTTGGCTGCGGCTTCAGTGAAGAAGTGCGGCTTGGCTTCCTTGAAGCTTTCCAGAAGAGCCAACAGGTTCTCGGGCTTTCCGTTGTCATCGAACTTCAGTTCGGACAGGTCGATCAGCTTGAGAGCGTCCGGGTCCACGATGCCTTCCTTGATAGCCAGAGCTTCAAGGCGGGCCTGTGCGACTTCGACGCGGGCCGAGGTCTTCAGGTTGGTGACTTCTTTTTCCAGTTCGTCCGCCTTGCGGGCTTGCTGTTCCAGATCACCAATCCGGGTCTTGTATTCCGCTTGCTTGGTGCGGAGCTTCACGTTGTCGGCGATTGCCTCTTCGCGAAATGCCTCAAGCTGTTCGTAGGTGTATTTCCCCGCCCCTGCGGTGTCCTTCACTTCGGTCTTCGCGGCTTCAGAGCCGGTATCTGCTTCAGTAGTCATTCGGGCCTTCCCATAATGTTGGCGACCCCTGTCGCCGTTTTATGGAAGTATTTAGCTTTCGAGGCCCGATGACTTGTTCGGCGCGATCTTCGCCGCATGTTCAGCTTGCGCTTGGGCACGCAAATCAGCCGCAGCCTGTTCGGCTTCGACCTTGGCGCGCTCTTCGGCGACGTTTTCGATGTCGTAGTGGCCAGCGATGACCTTGGTGGCCGTCTCTTTCGACATGATGCCGGTGTCGATCAGCGACTTCAGAGCCGTGGCCGTCTGATCTTCATCCGAAGGCGTCAGCGGGTAGAAATCGCCCCAACGAAGAGCCAGATCAGTCCAGCTACCGGACACCGACACGACCTCTTCGTTCATGGTCACCGTCACGCTGGTCATGACCTTCAGGGCCATCCGCAGCAGACGCATAAGGGCGCCCTCCCCGTAGGTCACGCGAAGCTTCTCGGTGTGCATCAGCAGCGAGGCGTTCAGCATTTCGAGCGA